GGTCATTCTCCGACGATTTCCGCAAACTTGTCAGTGAGCCACTTGAGGTATTCTTTTCTGGTGTTGAACTTGCCGTGTGCATGTTCGGTACCGTTCCACCATGCTCCCGTGGTGTTCTCGTTCCACCATGTTTCGACGTTTACCGTGCCGTCTTCGTTGGTGGTGGCCTTGATGTTGTATCCCTTGAAGCAGTTGGTTTCGGTGTTCATTTTGTTTGTCCTTTCTTTGTTTGGTAATTACATAATACATCATTGTTGAGTACGACACGCCGGAAAACAAAAAAAGGGAGCCCACGAAATTCCTTCGTAGGTTCCCTGAACTTCATCGGCTGCAATACGCTAAGCACTGCACCTCAAGCGCATCCACATGACGGTAGCACACTCCATCAAACACGAAAAAAGGTGCGGTAGAATACTTGTGAGCCTTGCGCAAAGTCCAGTAACGGCTGTTACCCGGCTGGACTATCATGAGTGCAACCATAACGCCCGTTTTCTTCTTGACGCGTACCACCATTTTTCGTAGTTCGTCAATCAATTCCCGGTGCTTGCATCCCGCGCAATCATCGAAAACCGCGTAAATGACACGTCTTGAAATGCTCACCAATCCACACCTCCCAGTTTTTGCAGTTCGTCAATGAGTGCCAATGTCTGTAATTCCTTTGTCTCCTGCGCTTCGATTTCACTTGCAACGCTCTGCCGTTCCACAGCGAACACCTCATGTTGCAGACTGCCATACACCCTATCGTCGAACATGGTGAAATACACCGTCTGCAAGTCAGGGTTAACAACGAAATACTGGAGCACTTGAGACTGATACTGTTCAGGGATGAAGTCGAACTCTCGACGCGTTTCCAGAATCTCCGGGAACAACTTGAGGGACAACGACTGCAATTCATTCCGCTGACTATTCGGAGTTTCCGAATAGTTGAGCATCTGGTATACGCGGAATGGAACAACCGTTTGAAGATGGTATTTCGTTCCCAGACTTTTCGCTTCGAATGCGAACGTGGGATTATGTTCCAGCCCGTCAATGTTTTGCGGCTTGGCGTGAGCGTCAGGACTGACCGCAATCCTATCGTCCGTACTGCTTACCCACATTCCCGTGTCAAACTCCACTACGTCCGGCGAAATGTCAAACTTGTCGCACGCCATCATAATATTAGTATTTTCGAGTCTGTGACCGCGTTCCATTGGCGGTTCCCCGTCCGGCTGTTCCGCAATCATGTCGGCGAGGAACTGCCAGAAATCGAGGTTGACTTTCAACCGTTCGTTATCTCGTTTGGCTTGCCGTGCCTTCTCTCGGTATTCTTTGGCCTTTTCCTCTGTCTTTGCTTTGTCTGCCATGGCTTCGAGTTTGGCTACGTCCTTTTGGGCGTAATGTTCGAGCGCGAGTGTTCCGGCTTTGGTGCCCGTGATTTTACCAATTCGCGCGTCCAACCATGCTTCAGTGTCCTGCGCTTGAGAAACGTTCAGAATCTTCATTTTAGTTTTCCTTTCTTACCGGTAATCCGTTTTCCGTTGTTGCGAGCATGTATGCTTTCAGTAGTGTGTCCGCTATTTTTTGCCGTCGTGCGGGCGGGATGCGTCTGAGTTTGGTTTCCCAGTGCGCGACTTGGCATTGGCGTACACCGTACATTTTTGCTATTTCACGTTGGCTGATGCCGAACGCGTTTCGTAAATATTTCAACAATTCGCTGTCGTCCAAAGAGTTAAGATAACTATTCCGACTGTTGACGGTGCGGAGATTGTTTTCGTGGTCGAGCGTGAATAGATTACCGTTTTTTGACTGGATAAGGTAGGCGTAAACGTCTTCCTTGATTCGGTATTCTCGCTCTCCGGCGACGGTTTTGAATGTAATGGGCATGGCTTCCGGCCATAGTGTTAGTCTCATTTATCCTCTCTCTCACGCAATCTCTTCATCATAGAAGACGTATGCGATTCCGTTGACGGTGTTGAATTTTCCCTGCACAACGTCTTTGTAAATTGTCGGTTCGATTTCAGCCAAGTAGAGCAAGTCTAGTGCGTCCTCTCTGGAATTTGGGTAGATTGCGATTTGTGGCGTGTAGTCTTTTAGTTCAATGTCCGGTGAGTCTTCAGCCACTTCGTCGAGCTTGGCTAGTGTCTCTTTGAGGAATGTGACGTATTGGGCAAGGGGTATTGTATCTTCCATTGTTGTTCCTTTGGTTAGTGGTGCCCCGCCCTTGCGGGCGGGGCTGTGGTTTGGTTTAGAGTGCGTGTTCCTTGAGCAGTTCTGTGAACTCGTCGGGGTCTACTTGTTCATAATCGGTGTAACCGTTCATGTCGCAGATGTCGCGGAGGTCTTTGGCGGCTCCGTAGGTGTCCCAATTGCCATCATCCTGCCCGCTGTTTTGAAGGTAGTTGACGATGTAGTCTTCTGCTGTGCTGATGTTGATTTCCATTTTGTTTGTCCTTTCTTTGTTTGGTAATTACATAATACAACAGTTTTGGTTACGACACGCCGGACTAGAGATAATCCATGACAACGAAACCAATACCCGCCAAACCAATAAGGATGTTAGCCAATGCGAGAAGAATCATAAGACTATCCTCGCATTGAAATGCCACTCCCAAAGCGACAGCGGCCACAATCGTAAGCACTAAGAAGCCACAGAATATAGCAACCTTTTTCACTTATTGCCACCCTTGTTGATAGCCTGACGGAGAAGCATAACGTCATGCTCGGTCAAGTCCTGAGGCTTACGCACCTCATGGCCGAACTGTGATGCCAGAGCGCTGACGTAGAAGCCCAGATTTGTTCCAGCGGCCTGAGCCATGTCGTTAAGTTCGTTGACTTCTTGTGCCGTGGCCTTACGTGGTTGCTTTGGGGTGGAATAGTCGCGCATGGCGGCACCGTCGTCGTCCTTGTCTGGGAAGATGCCAAGGGCGGCGTAGAGGGAGTAGCGTCGCGCGTAGGTTACTGCGGAGCCGATTGCCTGAGGGTCGGGTACCACAATGAATGGATAGTCACCCACGTTCAGGGTTTTTTCAGCGTCGAAAATGATTGTTTCTACAGTACCGTAGTTCACTTTGTCGCCTACCGCGCCCATGCGCACCACCTGCCGGAAGGCTAACTCATACTTGGCGAAAATAGGCTTGATGGTCTTGAGAATGGTGGAGAGATTAAGATACTTGTAGGTGCGTTGTCCAGCGTTGGCTGTCAGGTCGGTGACGAAGTTGGGGACTTCGTTGAGGACTGCCATATATTTTTCTTCGAGTTTCATTATTGTTTTCCTTTCATTGATGGTGCCCCGCCCGCGTGGGCGGGGCTGGATGTCGTTTATAATGCGTTTTCTGGGAGGTTGTCGAGGTAGTCTATTGCATCGTACATTCCTTCGGTGGTGTAGGGGAAAAGCTTCTCATAGCAGTGGCAGGAATAGTGATTACCACGCTTGCGGTAATCCCTGCGAAGTTCTTCGTCGGTCTTGGAGACTTCCCAGTGAACGCGGATTACTCGGTGTATGTCTCCCTTGCGGGTAGTGTACACGTCAAGGTTTTTAGTGATATAGAGCTTCTTCTTGGTGCCCATCATGTTATCGAAGATTTCGAAGAGGTTGAATCGGAGGTTTTCGGTGGTCATTTTGTTTTGTCCTTTCTTGGTTGGTAATTACATAATACATCACTGTTGGACGCGACACGCCGGACTAGGCAGAATTTCACCCAAACGACTCAACCCACGCGCGCTGTCAAGCCCACGGAACCGTTTAGCGGACTGTGCGGCTTCATCGAGACTACGCCCACTCAGCCGGTTACGCCGATACTCCCAACTCGCATCACCTTCGATGCCAAGTGCGGCCATCTCCCGCGTAATGTCGGCTTCGGAAGGCTTATGGTCGCGTTTCCACCTACGCCAAAACGCATTGAGGTCGGCGGGCATGAGATACGGGCGCTTCTTGGCGTATTCCGGGCTTGCGAAAAATTGGCGTATGGCTTCTTTCGCCACGTCAAGTCGCATGTCAGTGGCTAACGCTTCCATCCATGCGGCCACCTGCATATCGGTCACAAGTCGGTTATCGAAGGCGCTGGCATAAGTTAGGAGTGCTTGCACTTGCAGTTTATTCATTTCTCGTATTCCTTGAATTCTAGTTGCATTAATTTCACGACTTTCAACATGCCGTCCAAGTCACTTTTTCTAAGGTACAGCCAGAAGAAGCCTTCCGCATAGGTGGTGGCTTGACGGGCAAGGTCTAGCATGTTGTCCATGTAGAGACAGCACTTACCCACTTGCGTGAGATTGTGCCCGTCCAATGGTTTGCCATCGATTTGCAGACGGCATTTCTCGCCATTGTCGATAGCCCTCTGTAGATACCATTCTGCTTTCTGCAAGTCTTCGAGGGGGCGCCCCTTAGCTCTGTATCGCCACACGTATTTTATGGCGTTGCCTACGCAAAAGCTGTGGTATTGCGTGACTTCGATGCATTCGCAAGGCTTTGTGTTGTCGTTGTAGTGTGCTGGATGATTAACGTTGCCCATGATTGATTCCTTTCAGAATTGCGGTGTGATTGAGTCCAGAAAATCGTCAAGGTAAAGAATGAAGTCTTCTTGTGTTGAGTCGTGAAGTTGTGGCTGATAATCCGCATGTAGCCATTGGATGCCACTGGACATTTTCATCCACTTAATACCGGCAAGATACACGAGTATCGTATTGTGGACTTTATCAATCGTCCAGTCTGATGGAGCCACAACGTCCATCATGTAACTTTTAGATTGGGCTCCGCTTCTCTGCCGGTTTTCTACGCCTTTCCAAGCCAATATCCATACTCTGTAGCGTGCTATTTTTTTGTTGTCTTGCACGGTTAACGCTGTTTCGAAGATTGCCGTATCTTCTTGCTTGACGCAGAGTGCGACGGAATGCATATTGTACGGGGGTATATCGTTGAATAGTGTCAGCATTTTTATTTTCCTTTCATTGGGTGCCCCGCCCTTGCGGGCGGGGCTAGTATAAGTATTTTCAGGCTTTGCGTTCGTAGACTTCCACATTGTAGCCGCCCTCGGTGGTGTAGTCCGGCGTGAATTTGCCGAGTCGGTATCCTCGTTTGAGCATTTCAAGTCGGAGGGTGAATAGGATGCCTCCCACACGGTTCAGGTTTTCAATGTCGAAGTTGATTCCGTTATCGATGTTGCGGACGTGTGCGGTTGCGTTTTCTTCGTCGATGATGACGTATGCGTCACAGATGTATTCGCCTTGGTTGTACGGCTGGAATTTAACCATTTTAGATTCCTTTCTTATCGGTTGGTAATTACATAATACATCATTGTTGAGTACGACACGCCGGAAAACAGAAAATGCCCGCCGAAACAAATCAGCGGGCATAATGAGAATCATTATCAATAAGCGAACTTGACCGGCACTAGCGGGAACGCCCCAGCACCAAACGTCGAGACAACAAGAGACCATGTGACATGCGACGCGGGTAATCCATCGCTCCAAACACGGTTTAGCGGCTCAGTCCCATACTTTCCATCATCAAGAGTAGGGCGGCGCACACTCCAATCACCCTTTCCGTCACGGTAGAGCAGTGTGCCGGTCTGGGTGATGTAATAGCCCTCCTCCGTTGGCATTTCCTGCATCGTCTTCACGTTTTCGGGAAAACGATAATTGAGTGCGTCTTGCAATGCTTTCATCTCGTTTTCATCCCGGAACCTTAGCACGGTATCCCAACCGTCTTCCGTCGTAGTGGCGGCCAAGTCTCGCAGTGAATTGATAACAATGCTTTCCGGGTTCGTATACGCTGTAACCTTAATCATTTTTGTCCTTTCACTGATAAATTGGGGTGACGCTCACATGAGTCAGCGGGAACGCCTTGGCGCCAAGCTTCTTAATTACCTTGAGCCAATCGGTCTCGTAATCGTCGTTTTCTCCCAGCCAATTACAATGCGCTGGGCTGGTATATGGGTCTCCCTCGTCGTATGCTCTGATACTCCAATCGCCTTCCGTATCCTTGCATAGAAGCAGTCCGGTGGAGGTAAGGTATAGGCCTTCTTCTTCTGGTTCCTTGAACTTACCTGCAAGCCTGATGTTTTCCGGGAATGTTTTATTTAGTTCGTCTTGGAGTGCCATTAAATCTTCTGTTGAATAAAACTCAACATCTAGACACTTTGTATGCTGTGAGTTCAGATTTTCGTTTATAGTCGCCGCTTTGGCACCCTCGACGCGGAGGCTGTTAACTCCATTCGCATAAACGGAACGGGATACTGTGATACTCATTTTTTGTCCTTTCATTCTGAAAATGGGGTAATGTTTACACGAGTTAGTGGTAGTGCAACTTTAGTTAATTTTTCGATGACATTTTGCCATTTCTTGTTGATTAAATGTAAGTGGGTTGGGTCCCATGCCAAGTATGGTGTAGTTGAGTCTTTGAATCGTATGACGCTCCACCCCCATTCGTCTTTTAAGAGCAGCATTCCAGTTTGCGAGAGGTAGTATCCTTCTTCTTTTGGTTCTTTGAATTTTTCGTCTATGGTGACGTTTTCGGGGAAAAGATTATTTAACTCGTTTTGGAATTCTTTCAAATCGTCCAAGTCGCTGAATTGCACTCGCACGAGGTTCGTGGAATTGCCTTTGCCTCGTTTTGCCCCGAAAATGGTCAGTGTTTCGCAGTCTGCGAATGATTGGTGTTTTACTTTTATTGGCATGTCATGTCCCTTTCATTTGTTGGTTATTTTACATTATCGATTATATATGATTACGGACGCGACACGCCGGACTCAATCTGAAAGCCGAAGAGGTCAGTTTGCGACTGCATCGCCTGAGCGAGATTCTGCATATTACGTTCCGCGTTCGTGGCGGGCTTGCGTGCTTGTGGCGGGTCTGGACGATATTCATCGTTCCACCTTTCCCCGTTGAGCCATGTTGCAAAATTGGGGATAAACCGCGTTTCCGTGTTGACGCATTGTGCGGCGAATGCCTGCACCTTGGCCATGAGGAAAGCGCTGTTCACACCTACTTTTGCTTTACGCCATGCCTTGTAAGCGGCCATCTTGGCTACATGCTTCGGGTAGATTGTCCACAGTTGTTCGAACGCTGTCGGGTATTCTTCGCGCTTATGTGGCGCGGGTTCTGCCGGTGCGAGGTCTCGTGCGGGTTCTGCCGGTGTGGGTTCGTGTGTGGGTTCTACCGTGGTAGTCGATTCTGGAGCTTGGTAAAGCGTTTTATCTTCCGCACTTCCGTTCCCTTGAATACGATTTTCGGCTGTCTCAATGTAATACATATTGGATTGCCGTCCTCCATCGTTGGCTTTCCGAGCAATACGCCTTATCAAGCCTTTGCTTTCGAGTGTGGAAAGGCATTTAAATACAGTGGACCGGCAGAGTAGGGACTCCTTGGCGATTGTGTCAACGCTCGGGAAGCATGTTGAATTATCGTCAGTGTGGTCGCAGAGTACTAGGTACACGAGTTTTTCGTTCGCGTTGTCGAAGTGGTTGCCTCGTATGACCCAGTGACGTACTGCCATAAATCCATGATTGCTATTCATGGTATCTATCGTAACACAATTGTTTAAGATTGTAGAGCTGGCCGATTTTTCTTTAGTATTTCTTTCTTAATTGGGTCTTCTTAAATGGTTCTTCTTAAATGGTTCTTCTTAGTGTCTATCTCGTGTACTGGGGGTGTCTATCTCGTGTACTGGGGGTATCTATGTCGTGTACTGGGGGTATCTATGTCGTGTACTGGGTGTGAAAAGTACTAATAAGTTGCGTATTTGCAATATACGCAACATAGTGGTATAGTGGGCAATATGAAATATTTAACAGTTACTCAATATGCCGAAAAATGGCAAGTATCAGAATATTCTGTGCGCAGGTGGGCACGCCTTGGCCTTATCGAACATACGAAAATTGGCAAGGCAATCCGTATCCCAGAAAACGCAATTCCCAACCTTGAAGGCCACGTAAATGCCTAGACCATTAACCGCCGAAGGTGAGTTGAACGTGGCATTAGGCCAAGAACGCGCCAGACATCGTGACTACGATTTAACGCTGTTGCGCGACCAAATCGAAGCCATGCGCAAGCCGAAACCGAAACGCAAACGGAAACCGAAACGCAAACGGAAACCGCCAACACCGGAACAACGTGAACGAATCAGGCAACGTAAGCGCGATTACATGCGACGTGTTCGAGCCGACCCCGAATACAGACGACTTGAACGTGAACGGAAACGTAAATACGATAACGAAAATCGCGAACACGTCAACCGTATCAGCCGCGATGGTAGAGCTCGACGCATGAAAAAACTGAAAGCTGAAAACCCTGAAAAATATGCCGAAGTGTTAGAGCAGAATCGCAAACGCTCTCAAGCGTGGCGAGACGCATTAACACCAGAACAGCGAGCATATTTAAACGCAAAAAAACGTGAAAAAGACAGAGCACGACGTAAGGCAAGGAAAGAAGGAAACAAATGAATGACCCTATTTTGCTGATTGAACACGGTAGGCTTACCGGTGAACCGGAAATGAAAACCACGAAGACTGGCAAGCAGATTCTTCAGTTCACGGTTGCGGGTAACGGTTCGCATAAGGATAAGAATACCGGTCAGTATGTTGATGATTGCCAGATTTTCATCCGCTGTACCGAATGGGATGTTAACCGCGCTCAAGCCTTGCAAAAAGTGTTGCACAAGGGCAGTGAGGTACGTTTGGAAACCGCTTTCAACTACGCGTGCGGTACCGACCAGAACGGACAGCCACGAGTGTATTTCGATGCTCGATTCCCCAAGCTTACCGTGTATCCGCCTCGTCCGCCGAAGACTCCGCAACAGCAGACGCCGACTAGCCCGTCCAATTTCGACGATTTTGGTAATAGTGATGCTTGGGGTGAACCCGCATTTTGAAAACCAAAACGTTAACGTTTAACGCGTATGGCATGACTCCCGCACCTAAAGGTAGTTACCGTTTCGTGCGGGGGCACGCCATCCCAATGAGTAAACGTGAGAAACCGTGGCGTGGCCTAGTGACTGATAATGCGCGTATTGCAATGAATCGTGAACAGTTCACCCAGTTTGCCAAGGATGTTCCCGTGTCGGTGCGTATCACGTTTTTCATGCAGCGGCCTAAAACCGTCAAACGTCATATGCCTACCGTCCCGCCAGACATTGACAAACTGTGCCGTGCCGTATTGGACGCCTTGACGGACGCGGGAGTGTGGGTGGATGATAGTCAGGTGGTTGACCTAGGCGCAACTAAAATCTACGCGTCCGGGCCTCATATTGGCGCGCATATCACAGTAGAAGGATTATCCCATGAAGAAGCTTAAACAGAACATCGGTCATATCATCGGCAGTATCGTAGCCGTGCTAGTGATGGTTGATTTTGCGTTGGTGATGATGCTTGCTTGCGTCACACTGTTTAGACTCATTCTAAAGGCGCTGGGCTTATGAGTTTAACGTGGAAACAACTGGAAGCGTTGAGTATTCCGCATAATTCAACGCCGATTGACTTGGATGACCCTGAAATAAAAACCATGATTGCGGAATGCCGTAAACCGCATAGTGTGCAATTGGAATTGGAGGATTTTGAAGATGGGTGCTAAGAAAGGGATGGTTAACAATCCGACGGGCAAGGGTGGTTTCGGTGACCATCCTGAGAACGCGTGTAATGGTAGGTGGAGGAAAGAAGACTCATACACTTACAACGTTAATAAGTTTGGCCGCATGACGGACATAGAACTTCAAGAAATTATTTTGAAGTCCAAAGCGGGGGAACTTACCCAATTCCAGCAAGCCGCGTTGAAAACCGTCCTTGACATGAAGAAAGATGAAGGGTGGAAGAAGCTTGTAGATACCGTTGATAGGGTTGACGGCAAGGCTTTGCAACCGGTTGAACAGACGGTTAACGGATACATGCCACCAACTATTAATATCGAGTTTGTCAAGGGAGATGAAGATGAAGAATGATTTTTGGACTGTTCGGGAATGGCTTGAATTCGTCCAGCATCCAGCGGAAGACATGAGTTATGCCACGGTTCGTTTTGGCCGATTCATTTGGGATAATTGGCGGCTTACGCGTGGCTCGAAGACTGTTCGCATGGTGAGACGTAATATCAATGGTGTTCGGTCTGGACTGATGAAAGCATATCCGCGTAGACAAAAGGCGTATATACTACGTCTGTACATGATATGGCGTGAGAAAGATTTCAGCCGTCGTTATATCAGCTGATTTTTACGACACACTGAGTTGCATTATCGCGCAAGACAATGTATATTATTTATCGGCAAGAAAAGAAATTGAGCCATCTATCTATATATATAATTTAATTCCCGTCTAGTTTTTTCCTTTCATTTTGCGCTAGACGGGGCTGGAACGTTGCGCGAGTGGTTTAAGCGGGCACCCTGCTAAGGTGCTAACTGGCAACGGTTCGGGGGTTCGAATCCCTCACGTTCCGCAATCCTGACGTGAGCCTAGGATAAGCGTTAGGCGGTTGAGTACACTACTCTTGCAGTGACTCAGACGAAATATAAAAGGGCGGCTAGTGGGCACGGTCGATAGTGAGGTAACATGTGCTCTCCGGTCAACGGTTGGCGGTCGATAGGATGGCGGCGGTAGCCCGCTAAAGTCCAAGCTAACCAATTTTCCCGTAGTGTAATGGGTAGCACGGCAGTCTTTGGTACTGCTTGTTTTGGTTCGAGTCCAGACGGGAGAGCGAGACATAATAGAAGCATGCGTCTATTATGTCGTTGCTTGGGCTGTAGTTCAGCGGACAGAACTGGACGTGGTGTTACAACATTGCCAATGTCACGTCTGCATGTCGCGGGTTCGAGTCCAGTCAACCCCCGAGCCGAGCGCCTATGAACATTATTGGCATGAGCGATAATGGAATGCGCCGAAATGCTCCCAGTCTGAAGCACTGGCTGGCATGAGATTGCAACTTATGCGTGGGATAATCTCATGGCATGCAAAAGTAAAACCACAGCCCCTCTAATCGCGCGACTAGAGGGGCGTTTCCATATCCATTATTAGAATACGTGTTATGAAGATTCCTGACGATTATGCTAGCCTTTTTTGGTGGACTCACTCACTTACACCGCCAGCCCGTTATTTCGTTTTTGAGGGTGGGCGTAGTTCAGGCAAAACCACGACTATATGTCAGTCGTTAGTATTGCGTGGAGCTGTCAAGCCTATTCGTGTCTTGTGCGCGCGAGAGTTCCAAAACTCGATTAACGAATCTGTGAAGAAGAGTCTTGAGGACTCTATACGGTTGTTAGACCTTGGCGGGTACGCTATCACGAAAGACTCGATAGAGCACGAAAACGGGACTAGTTTCGTTTTCAAGGGCTTGCATAATGACCCCGAAACCACTGTCAAAGGTTTGGAAGGTATTGACGTTTGTTTTATCGATGAAGCGCAATTTATTTCGAAGCATTCACTTGATATTCTTCTGCCAACTATCCGCAAGGAAAACAGTACTGTCATTTTTGCCATGAATCCGTTGACGCCGAAAGACGAGGTTATGGAGCGGTTCGTATGGAATGCTAACGAGCAGGTGAAGGCGCGAACCATTCATAAGCATGTCACCTATCGTACTGCGCTCAAGGCTGGACTACTCCCGCGGGAAGTGTTGCAACAAGTGCAGGAGGCTAAAGGGTCTCCCGACTTCGCGCACATCTGGGAGGGCAAGCCGACCGATAACGTGCTTAACCGCATCATGTCGTGGCAACAATTGCAGTCAGCTGATACCACCATCATGCCTGACGGTGGTATAACGTTCGGCGTTGACGTTGCACGACTTGGAGCAGACCGGACAGCCGTAGCGGTCAACAAGGGCGGCACTATTATCGATTTAATCAGTTGGAACCACACGCGTTTAACGGACTCGGCGCAGACCATTAGACAACTGGCAGACCGATACAATCCCGTCGCGATTAATATTGATGATTGCGGCGTAGGCGGGGGCCTGACAGACATGCTTATTGCTGACGGGTTGCCGGTTCAGCCGATTAATTCCGCGTCACGCGCTAAGAACAACACGAAATATCCCAACATCAATAGCGAGATGTGGTTTACTTTCGCCGAGAAACTAGTAGCCGGTGACATACATTTCATTCATTCACTGCCTGATAAAAACGACTTGTTCGAAGAATTAAGCACGCGTGAATGGAAACTCACGACGAAGAATCAACGCCAAGTGCAAGCGAAAGCGGATTACAAGACGGCTAATAATGTTGGCTCACCTGACCTTGCGGACGCGGTCTTATTGAGCGTGTACACGCCGGTGAAGTTGACAAGTTGGGATGTTGAAGTATTATAGATAGAGCCGGTAAAGCTTTGTCCTTTTTCTTTACCGGTGGATTGGTTGACTGGGATAAGCCCTCGCAGTGATTGCGGGGGCTTCCTAGTATAATGGGAACCGTTATCAATAAGCCTATTGAAAGACGGTAACATTGTCTAAACTCGGATATAAAATCAGAAGTTTCTTTACACGTCCAACGTCCCCAGCATTGACTGAAGGATGGACTAGGGTTAGCGGCAGTGGAACGCAGGTAATTCCACCTTATGATGCTTACGCGCAGATTTTCCCATATTCCAACGCGATTGCGGGACGTTTTGCCACTATCATTCCTTATGCGGTTGACGCTCAAGGCGAGCGTATTAACCCGGCGCCTCCCGCGCTTAAAGCATTGTACGCGCCTAATGACCAATTTTCTTGCCTTGAATTCTTGAAATTCATTGCCAATAGTATTCTCACCCAGTCGCATCTTGATATTTTGGTGTGGACGAATCAAGGCGGGTATATTCAGCCGGGCGGCGAGGTGACTCCTGACAATATCGCGGGCTATACGTTCCTTCCACAAGATAGTAGGCAGTGGGATAGTAGTCATACGACTTGGACGCATCGCGTCACCATGACCATTAACGGACGTTTGGAGACCCGTACTTTCACGCGTAATGAGACTATCGCACTCAGCTATTCCACGCATCCGCTTGACCCGTCGCGTGGCATCAGTCCAGCGCAGACCATCCGCAAGTGGGCAAACGTTGACGACATGATAGCGGATTACGAGCGTGGCTTCTTCGCCAACGGTGCTGTCCCCGCTGGCATGATGGGTATTGTGTCCGCTACCGCCGACGATTTCACACGCACCAAAAATCAGCTTGAGCAGGCGTTCCAAGGCGCCGGACGCAATAACGGTGTGGTGTATAACATGATTCCGGTAGACCCGTTGAGCGGTAAACCGTCCGATACCGGTAAATTGGTGTGGGTGCCTTTCCAGCAGGCCAATAATTCGCTCGACTTGTCCAGTCTTAATGACGTGGTTAATAGCCGACTTGCAAGCGCCCTCGCGGTGCCGGATATTGTGCGCGGTATCGATAATGGGCAGACCTATGCCAATGCCGAACAAGCCGAACGCGCTTTCGTTGAAAACACGTTGAAACCGCTCTGCATGACGGTGTGGGACAAATTTCAGTTCGAGCTTGACCGAATCACGGGGGGTCTTGGATACGGCATAAATTTCACCCTCGATATTCCGGCACAGACGGATATGCGCAAGGTGCAGGCCGACACTCAGGCAGTGCAGGTCGAAACGCTTATCAAGCTTATCAATGCTGGAGCGAGTGTGGAAACCGCTGTGAAGGCGTTGCACTTGCCCGATGAATATAACGCGTTGGAACTGGAACCGGCCACACCGTCTCTTTTCGTGAAGCCGGAAGCCCCGCAGATTGTGCCGCAGATTCAGGCATCGAAAGATGATGACGTTAACACGGAACCGGTCAAGCCGGACGTTGAGGATGCCACGGTAGGCAAGGCGGCTAAGCTGGTTCGCAAGTACTATCGTGACCTAATTGACCTTAATCTAGCGGCGCATAATTTCGCTAAGACTGACGTTGACAGTGGTGAGATTCAAGCCGAACTCGTCGACGGCCTTTTCTCCGTCTATGCGCCTGAAATAGTCTCCTACGCTAATGCGACGGGCAAGACGATTATTCAAGCGATGCAGGAGTTAGCTAAGACTAATCCTGATATTGCCAAGATTCTTGACGCTTGGACTCCCTCGCAGATTGCCCAACTTGTCGGCTGGGAGTCACTGCCGGAAACGTTCGAGAAGGCGTACCGGAAGCAATTGACAAAGACAGTGGCCGCTGTGACGGGTACAGCCAATAAGAGCATTGTCAAGATTATCGAGCAAGGCATCAAAGACAAGCTAGATTATAAGGAACTTGTACACCAATTGTACGGGTTGCTTGACGATGACCGTGCTGAACTCTTGTCCGGGAATGAACTGCGGAATGCGGAACGCCTAGGAAACCTCTATTCCGCGCAGAATCTCAGCAAGAAAACAGGCGTGACCTTGAAAAAGGTTTGGCATACTAGCGGCCTTGACGCTGGCAGTGAGCAAAAACCGTGCCCGTTCTGTGAGCATATGAATGGCAAGGTGGTCGGCCTCGCGGAAAGCTTCATGGACGAGGGTGATTCCGTGGATATTGACGGTGAGACCTTCACCAATGATTATGTTTCAATGATTACGGCGGCGGCTCACCCGCGCTGTCGTTGCACGCAGACTTACGAGGTGGCGTGAAAATGGAAATCAAGTGCAAGAAGTGCGGAAGGTTTTTAGGCGAGACGGAGCATAGTATCCGCCTTATGCTCAAGTGTCCTAACTGCCGTGCCTATCTGCTCTATCACATCACCATGCTTAGTGAGAATCATTCTCATTAATAGTGTTAGAATCAGTGTAGAGCAATAAAGCCCCGTAAGGACGCTCAAAACGTAAGGAAATAGGAATGCAACAGACACTCACATGCGACGCGAACAATGTCAGCAGTGACGGCCACACGTTGACGTTCCTTGCCAACTCCGGTACGCGCATGACCAATGGCTACACGGTAGACCTTGCAACACTGCAAGCCCCCGTGAATGACGGCCAACTCAAGCTCGTAGCCGACCTGACCGAATCTGACCGACTGACCTTGCCGCTACTGCTCGACCATATGCCGAGTATCACGGCTCAAGTCGGCATCATCGAGAAACTTTGGTTTGATGATGACGGGTTAATGGCTCAGGCTCGACTAAGCGACAATGAGCAAGGCCAGAACGTGCAACAGTTGGCAAGTGAAGGAATGCTAACGAACTCTTTCAGCATCACAATCGACTTCGACAATGACCCCGACGAAAACGGTGTAATCCATAACGCCGAACTAGTCGAAATCAGCGTGGTCTATCGAGGTGCCGACAGTAAAGCCGTATTCCGCAGTCTAAACAATATCGAAGGAAAAATAATGGAACTCAAGAACAATCTCACCAAGGATGAAGCACAATCCCTGATTGACCAAATCACGGACGCTATCAATGGACTGACCGAAAAGGACGGCGACAACACCGAGCCAGAAGAGCCGGTGCAGTCCAATGAGGCAGAAAATAGCAAGGAGGGTGACACCGTGGCTAATGGTCGAACCAATATCATTATTAATAGCGCGGGCGGTGCGCGTCAGTCTCTCGCCAAGACCAGTGACCCGCTGAAGGACTGGCTGAAGAGCGAGGATGCTACAAAGGCTTACGAGCAGGCGTTGTGGCGTACCGATAATCAGGGCGTGCAGGGCTTCAAGACTGCTTGGCGTGAGGAACTGGCACGCCACGCCTATGCCGACAATGCTTCCATTGATGAAGCTAGTGTTGGCAAGCTTGTCCCGACAAGCGTTATTACGGAGATTGAAGACGTTCTCAACAAGGCTAGCGAGCTGTGGCCGCTGTATCGTAAGCTTGATGTGGACAGCTTCACCGTTGGCGCTCAGTTGGCAGGCTTGACCGATAATACTCGCGCTCACGGCTACAAGGTGGCTGACTATGGCACCTCGAAGAAGACGCAGAAGTTTAATCTTGTGGAACGTAAGCTTGCCGCCGATTTCGTGGTGAAGTATGCCGTGCTTAACAAGGGTGATATTCGCCGTACCGATAAGCCGGGCGCACTTGTGAAGTATCTGCTGGCCGAGATGCCGAACTATATTTTGCACGCTATCGACCGTCAGATTATTCTTGGCGGCTATACCGACCTTGATTTCTTCCGCTCCGTGCAGACCGATGCTGAGGACACTTCCAGCGAGTTCGCGGGCAAGAATTTCGTTCTGAGTGCGGCCGAGGGTACTCGTGCTAATCTCGTGCTCGATGTGGTCGGTCTTGCATCCAAGATTACGGCAACTGGCACTAAGGTGCTTGTGCTCAGCCCTGATACCAAGGTGGATATTATCACCGCGGCCGATGATATTGGCCGTCCGCTCGTCGGCTACGGTAATGATAATCTTGCCGCCTACTTGGGCGTGGATAAGGTTATCACGCCGGATTGGTGGACTGAAGACGATGACGCTAAGACCCGCGCAGTGATTATCGTGCCGGAAGCTTTCGGTGTGGTTGGTGATACGTCTATCAGTGCTTTCACCAATTTCGCTCTGAAGACTAACGAGCAGGAATATCTGTCGGAGATTTTCGCGGGTGGTGCTCTGACTAAGGTCAAGAGTGCTGGCGTGCTGACCCCGAAGGCTGGCGACTGACGATAAGTGACGGGGGTAGGGTGTGATACTCTACCCCCCCTCGTTGTAAGGATAAATTATGACTAATATTTATGCGCACATTGCGGACGGTGACGCGCCTAAGTCTCAGCAGGTTACCGAAGTTAGTTTCGTTGATGAAAAGGGTGCGCACATTGATATTGGTGCTGGCGCCGGTGGTGGCATCGCACAAGTAGCGCATGACAATAGTCTTGCAGGAGACGGAACCAGCACTAGCCCGCTCAAGTTGGACGACAGTATCAGCGCCCAGTTGGGGGATACTGAAACCGTGCTCACGAATCTCCGCAAGCTTACCAAGTTGCAGAGTGACGCGGAACTGGCTGACGTTATCACCACCGTGAACGCGATTCTTGATGCAGTCAAGTCCAATGCGTAAACGGTAGAATGGTAGGGGTATCCCAAATGTGGGGTGCCCCTTTTCGCATATTTGGAGGAAAAATGTCTTTTATCCCGATTGAAAACATTGGTGGCGATAATGCTCGTAAATGGTTGCCGACTATACTTCCCGCATTGCAGAAACTTTTATGTGGCGCGATGGTGTCTCAAGCTACCGGAGTCAACCCAGCCATCGTGTGTGAAGATGGACAAACAATTGTGCTCCCAGCATGGTATAGCAGTATCACCAAAGTGACGGTTAACGATAATCCAGTCGCATTCACATTCAACCCGACTGTGGGCGACATGGATTACACTACCGGCCAAGTAGAACAAATGTACGGTAATACGCTCACCCTCGAAACCAAGATTGAGCCGGGCACTGTCGTAACCGTAGCCGGAACATATGGTTTCGATACCATCCCGGCTAGTCTGCAAGCCGTGTTGTCAGGCATGGTTAGTGCAATGCAACGACATGCGGACGAAACGGATATTATCACTAGCAAGAGTATCGAAGACGTTAGCGTATCCTACCAACGGGACACCTCCACCGACACGCTCACTCAATCCATTCAACCATATCTTAGCGTTATCAACATGTGGAGTCTCTGCGATAAGCCGTTAGGTGTGGGAGGTATCGCGACATCCAACACACTCCCAGTAGTGCCGTATTGGATTGGAGATGGTGATGGCCTTGGACTGTAATCCTTTTACCCTCTTCCCCGACCAAGTGGAAACAGTCGGACTATGGAAGTATGCGAGTAGTGAACGAAACAATAAGAAGCTAGCAGACGTACACGCGATAATCAAACGTTCCACCAACTCGGACGCGTTCGGAGACTATGGTGTACGTATCGCCACTCGCCGATTCCACCTGCAAGCCGAAGACATACCAGCAGACCTGCGAGACCCCGACATGCTATTAGACCTGATAGTCAAAACAAAAAACCGGGCATTCAAAATCACTCAAGCAAGTCAAGGCGACGACATGACCACCGGGAAAACACGATTCATCACCGTCTACGCGCAACCATACGGAAGGAGCACCATATGAGCCTACGCGTCACAATCAATAAAGGCGTGTACGAGCAAGGCCGTCAAGCCATGCGCAATGGATTAGCCCACATGCTCACCGACATACACAAGGATGCCGTAACCAACGCTCCAATCGGCAAAGCACCCGAAGACAAACACCCCGGACTATTGAAAGATTCAGGCCGTTTCAAGCTCCAAGGCATGAAAGGCTATGTCGCCTTCGGTGGCGGCAGAGTCCCATACGCCAAACGACGAGAATACGAAAACCATCGACACCCCGGCACAAGATTCTACCTGCATCGTGCAGTAGCCAAAGCCCAAGCACACGCGGACAATTACTTCCAAAGGATACTAAAATGATTGAACTGGCAGTAGCATTAGACCTAGCAGAACACGGCTTCGGCACCTATGGGGAAACCATCTTCGTAAACGAAAGTCCAATATTAGACACGGGCGCAGTCAGCAGTAAAGATGGCATATGGATAACCTCAACCACAGTGAGCAACGGCAACGGGCATTACACTGACCAACTCACAGTAAGCACACGCTTCTACGATGTAATCCGACAAGGCGAATACCTACTAAAACTCATGGAATACATCAACACCACACTCGTAGACCAATGCACGCTAAGCTGTCAACCCGAAAGCCCAATAGTGTACGAGAAGTTAAACATAAGCCCCGCAAGCAGTATAGACCTAGACGCGGTAGACAGTGAAGGCCACTACGTGAAAAGCATCCACTTCACCATAACCTACCCACTCCCAGATTTAAGTGGGGTAAAAGTGATAAACTAGGAACTAAGCAGAAAACGATAACCATTCTCAATAAGGAGTAACACAATATGGCCACCACAGACTACAGTCTAATCGGCAAGAAAACCGTTTATATCGGGCAAGAAGAATTCGGCCCGGAACTCGTAGGCAGTGACGGTATCACTATCACCCTCACCCCGAACACAGTGGACGTGGAATCACAAGCCGGAACCATTAGTATTCCAACCGGCACTTATAGTGAGATTATGGCGACTATTCCACTGATTATTCCTAACATGACAGTGCTTGGTCGTATCTTCCCAAGCTTGGCTACCAAGGGTGTGGCAGGAACCAAGGTTACTTTCGGTGCTGGCGAGTGTTCCGCCATCACGTCCTACCCTATTGTGATTCACAATACTTGCGACGTGGATAGTGCTAACGACGTGTATATCCCAGCCGCGTTGATTCAAAACGGTGGCGAGTTCACTATCGGCTCCACTAGTGACCCGGTGAGCATCGAACTGAACGTGACCATGCTCCCTGACGAGAAGGGTTACGTGAACTTCGGATGCTCCGACACTACCAAGCGAACCAAGTATGACCCGGAACAGCAGAAGTATGTTGACGTGGTGGACGCTGGAAAAGCTAACACCGTCCAGAAGTAAGGAGCCTAAACAATGAGTGAAATCGTCACTATCGACACTCGCGAACAGACCGAGGAACACACTTTCAAACTGATTACCTCCGCGAATCCAGAAGGTACCGTGTTCACTGTGAATCCGATGGGCGCGGGCACTTACCTGAAGTTCATGGACAAGGTGAAAACGCTTCAAGCATTGAACGCTCAGGACATGAGTAGCAAGCAATTGTTGAAGATTCAAAACGACTTGTGCAATCTGCTTATCCCACTGGTAAGCCCGACCGACGAGTTTAAAACGTGGGCTGAGGAAGCGGAACAGAAATACCCGCTAGCATATCAGGCGGTTATGCGTCAGATTATGCGTTTCGTTTTCGGTAAAACGTATTTCTAATGGGGGTAGTCAATGACGGTTCATAAGGTCATTGACGATTTTACGCCGGAGCAGTTAGCGAAGCTTAAAGCCATGCGGCAGGCTGAAAGCAAGTCTAAGGCTTCGGCGTTTTTTCGTGATGACGAACTACTACTGGCCGAGTTCGGCAAATATTACGGCTGGCAGGCTGTCCGAGACGTGCTAGCTGACGAGGTGAGTTACGAGACTTTCATAGCCTTACTTAACGCTGGGCGGAGTCTCGCAATCCGTGACCGCATACTACACGTGAATGATATGTATGTTGCGGTTGGAGCGTCGCAAGCCAAAAAGGGAGACAAAGTGTTGAAACAATACGTGAAGCAGTTGGAACGGGGGATGTGATATGGCGCAAGCGGGTGAGATTCGTTTCGATGCCGTTATTGACACTAGCGGCTATGAAAAAGGTGTGAAAGACATCCAGAACGCCACCGACGAGATTAAAGAATCAGCGGAGCAGGCGGACAAGGCCACCGAAGATGTTGGCAAGAACGGTGGTAAGAACGCGCCAAGTATTAAGGACGCGTTCAGTAAAACGTTCGACGGGATTAGTGACCTTGCGGACGGATTAGGCTTGAGTCTGCCTAGTAAGCTTGTGAAAGTCGCGAGTATTGGTGGCGCTCTTGCCGCTGTGGGTGGCGTGTTCAAAACCGGTATTGACTCGGCGATTAGTCAGATTGATGTGCAAGGCACTTTGGACGCCCAACTGGGTAAGGGTAGTGTGGCCGCTCAAAACGCTGGCAAGGTGGCGGGCGAACTCTACCGGCAAGGCTGGGGTGAGAGTTTGGAAGACGTGGCTAATGTCGCGTCTAATGTCAGTCAGGTGATTCGTGGTATCGGTGATGGTGATTTAAACACTGTCACGAAGGCTACGGAAGTGTGGGCTCAAACGTTTGACGCGGACGCGGGTGAGAGCGTACGTGGTGTGAAAGTCCTTATGGAAAAATTCGGTTTGAGCGCTCAGGATGCTACCGACCTTATGACCAAGGGTATGCAGAATGGTCTGAACTATACGGATGAACTCGCTGATAATCTTAGCGAGTATGGTGGCCGGTGGGCTGAAGCCGGTACGTCCGCGCAAGAATATTTCTCACTGCTTCAGGCTGGCGTGGATAGTGGAGCCTACCAATTGGACAAGGTGGGAGACTTCCTTAACGAATTCCTTACCTCCCTGACGGACGGGCGTATCGAGCAGAGTATTGGAGAGTTTTCGAAGGGTACTCAGGACGTTTTCAATAGTTTCAAGGACGGTAAGGCCACTGCGGAAGACGTGTTGAATGCGGTTATTGGTGAGATGGGCGCCATGACCGATAAAACCAAGGAAGCCAGTCTAGCTTCAACGCTTTGGTCTAGTCTTGGCGAGGATAATGCGCTTGGCATGATTGAAGCTCTCGGCAACGTGCCGAACAGTTATGAAAATATTAAGGGTGCTACGGATGAAGCCGCAGACAGCACTATGAGTATCGGTCAACAGTGGGAAGCGTTCAAACGTACCATGAGCGGCACACTGGGTGACGCGTTCACACCATTTGTTAAGGGCTTCCTAGACGGTTTAACTGATATGACGAATAAGTTTACCGACTTCGTTAATAACACTGATTGGAGTGGGTTAGCCAATATTCTGGGTAGTGTTGGTAGTGTTGTCGTCAAGGCGTTCGAAGCAGTCGGCAATTCAATCCAGCCAGCGCTTGACCTCCTGAAAGCATTTTCCGATTGGTTTAGTGCGAATAGTACGTGGATTGTTTCGGCACTTGTTGGTATCGGCGCCGGTTTTGCCGTGTTCAAGACAGCGCAAATCATTAGTACCGTGGTCGGTTTTCTTCAGTCGTTCAGTCTTGCGGAGACTGCCGCCACAGTAGCGCAATGGTTGTTTAACGCGGCTATGGCGGCTAATCCGATGGTGTTGGTTATCACGCTATTGGCGGCGCTTGTGGCTGGGTTGGTTTACTTTTTCACGCAGACTGACGCGGGTAAGCAAGCATGGCAGGACTTCTGTCAGACCATGCAAGACTTGTGGCAAAACCTTTGCGACTTCTTCCAAAACATTTGGGATAGTATCACCAAGTTTTTCACCGACGCCGGAACAAATGTTACGAACACGTGGAATGCCGTCACTGATTGGTTCAGTGGTATCCCCGGCAGAATCAAGGGTTTCTTTAATGATATCGGCGCATGGTTTGGCGGTAAGTTCCAAGAAGTCAAGGATGCGATTGTGAACAGATTCAATGAGGCTATGGGCTTCATTACCGGTATCCCCGGGAGAATCAGGGATTGTTTCAACGGTGCGGTGAACTGGCTTAAGGATGCTGGCGGTAATATCGTTCGCGGCTTGTGGAATGGTATCAGTGACATGTTTAATTGGGTGCGCAATAATATTCTTGGCTTCGGTAAGAATATCGTCAAGTGGGCTAAGCAAGCGTTGGGTATTCACTCCCCGTCGCGAGTCATGGCCGAAGAGGTTGGCAAGTATATTCCGTCAGGTATCGAAATGGGTATCAAGGCTAACACTAGTGGTTTGATGGACTCGTTGGACTCGTTGAGTTTGGATATGGTTGACGCTGTTAAGGTGCCGACTACTACTACTGGCTCACTGCCGGTGTTTGATAGTTCTGCTAGTGGTGTCACGTCCGCGATGCCGCAGACTAGTATTGTTATTCAGAGTATGCAGGTGCGTTCGGATAATGATATTCGTCTGATTGCTCAGGAATTGAACCGTTTGCAACGTCGTGACTTGAAGAGGGTGTGAAATTGAGAATTGTTTTCAATAACACTGATTTGGCTACCGTCCTACCTGATACCGTGCTTTATATCGGTAACGTGACGGGCCGCGAGTTCGTCAGCCCGGACGTGACCACGGTAGCGTATAAGGGTGCGCATGGTAGCCGATTCGTAGGCAATCGTTATCCCGCGCGTGATATCAAAGTGGAAGTAACCGTTATCGGCTATTGCTTTCAGATGATGCCGTCTTACGCGTCTAAGCTTATGAGCGTGTTGGCTACTGACGTGCCCGCTAGTTTGTCTTTCAGTGACCAAGAGGGCATGTATCAGGCTATCGTTAGCGCGATTGACTTGGAAGAGCATGAGACTTACGCGAGTGGTACTATCACGTTCACGTGTCCTGACCCGTTCCGTCATGGTGTCGTGTATGATATTGATTTCAGCACGCTCCCGACTGACATGTTGCACACCAATTACAATGTGGAACCGGTGTTTAATCTGGTGGTGAATGAGTCCGCCAACAATTTCAGCATGAACGTTAACGGCGACGTGCTCACCTTGGATATGCAAGTCGCTCAAGGTGACGTGATAGTGGTCAACAGCGAGACACGCACTGTCACCGTCAATAACAAGCTCACAGTATTGGAAACGTCCGGCACGTTCCCGAAATTGAAGCAGACTGGGAACACGATTAGGTTCTACCCTGAATGCGGCGGCAATGGTTCGTATACTGCGAGGTGGCTGTGATGCTGGCAGAAGACACTATTACCCTTGTCGGCTTGCAAGGCCATGAACTCCGCACGCTCAGCCCACGCGCGGAATGGACGTTTGACCAGCGTTCCGACTCTACTAATCAGCTCACCGTCACCGTTGGCACGGATGAAGCAACTGACGTGGTGGGGGACATGGAACTGTTGTTCCAACACCGTCGGTTCGTCATTAACGAAGTGAACCGCACGCGCGATAATGAGACGTGTGAAATTGTCGCGGATGAAGCGCAAGCTGAAATGGCTTCAATCGAGGTTGAGTCATTCCAAGTCGAGAAAGCTAAATTGAGCGCGGCAGTCACGCAATTGTTGTCTAACACGCTTTGGACGGTTGGAACAATTGAGGATGATACGCGCACGATTTACGCCGACCTTCAAGGCAAAAAGGTCACGGAATTGTTGACGTGGTTGGCGAATCAGTCCAATCAAGTATTATCGTTCGATTCCGCCCAGCGTAAAGTCTCATTCGTTAAACGGGATATGACACCTTCCGGTGTCGTGTTCAACTACGACATCAACATGTCCAATATCAAGAAGACTGAGACGCCGCCGACCTGCACCGTCCTGCATCCTATCGGCGCCAATGGATTGACTGTGGCAAACGTAAATCATGGCAGTGAACTAGTTGAAGATTTCGGCTGGTACACGTCACTCGGCATGAGTGAGAATGAGGCACGTGCCCGATTCACAAAACGGCAGGAATGGAATGACGAACGGTATACCGTCGTGCAGAATCTACTGGATGACGCGAGGAAGAAACTCTCCGTGTCCGCATATCCTACGCTATCTTACGATTTAACAGCTGTTGACGGTATCAGTGATTTACGTTTGGGTCAGCAAGCGTACGTTTGGGATAATGTGCTTGACGTGCGCGTGTTGACCACTGTCAGTGTTATTCACACGTCTAGCGTGCATGATGATGATAGTGTGACGTTGGATTACGTGCCACCATCCTTTACGATTGCGACCGATGACACTACCGGCGACACAACGTCAACGACGGAGGCTAGCGTATTCCAAGCATTCAACGACACGGAATATACGCTAGGTGATACGGTCACACGCGTACTACCCTTAAGCATCAATGTTTACTCGGATACTATGCTTGAGTGCAATCTATGTCTAACAGTCAAAACCACGACTGCTGGACTGCTCGAAGGCTATTTCCTTCTGAACGGTGAGAAGGCGGGGCCGCGAATCATGCAGACATGCGCGGAAGGGTATGTCACTATCGGCCTTCCATTCCTGATTACAAACGTTTCGAGTAATGACCAAACCACGCTTGACTTGTATCTTAAACATGGTGGTGCGGGTAGTCTCGCTATCAATGACGCGCAAATATATATCAGTGCTAAAGGGGCGTATGGTGGCATCACTAACGAACGTCCTGACCGACGTGTCGTTGACGCTGTGGAACGTTTTAAACGCGAATGGCGTAACGTTGAGGGTACAACGTCTGTCATATTCCCGGAACGCAACGACACTACTGTTGCTGAAACTGTGGAACGGTTTAAGACGGAGTGGCGTGAATCTGAAGACGTTGTTAATCCGATTGTGTGGCTTGAGGATAAGACGCTCACAATCACTAACGCCGAGGATGATACCGTGTTTACGCTTATTCTGCCGGACAAGAGTCAACGTGAAATGTCTGCTGTTGTTGACGGGTCTACCTCGTTTGACTTGAGCACGCTCGGTTTGGCTGGTTCGACTAAAATTGAAATAAAGGAACTTGATGTGAGTGTCACGGTGACGCTTTGAAAGTGAGGGAAAATATTTTGAACGAGTCAGTGGAACGGTTGAATATCATGCCGCACGTGAAAGGTCACGTGGCCGTTGATGTGATGGAGGACGGGCGGATTGTAGACCATGCTGAGCATGATAATTATGTCAGCCCGTTCGTTTATGACGCGTTACGCAAGTATACTAACGCGCAGTTCATGATGTTGCATGATGGAACGAACTTGTATTGGCAGTATTCTGATTTTCCACGGTATGCTCTTAATAGTGCGTTTATCCTGACCGACTACGCTGGGTCTGTCAATACTCGGGAACGTGTGATTCACGGCACTCCACTGAGTTACGGTTATCATCAATACGTTTCGAATAATGCTAACGAGTGTAGTTTCAATCAGGATGAATCATATCGCAAGGCGAACTCGTTGCGTTTCGTGTTCGATTTTTCAACCTCTCAAGGTAACGGCACTTTCCAAAGCATTTATAGTGGCCCATCCATAGATAATCCAGATTATAAGGCTGGATACGCACTTTTGTCAGCTGATAATGTTATGTGGCCAGTGACTTACTGTGATGGCAAGATTTACACACCGGGCAATGATAGTCTTATCGTGTTCACCGTGGATGATTGGATTACACTACTTAACGATGATACGTGGAATAGGCAAACCGTGCAAGTCCCTAACGCCGGATTAACAGACAATACATTTTTAACCGCGTATAATCATTCTATTTATTGGGTTAACAGTCAGTCTATTTGCAGTGCTCCGGTGTCTGACCTGACTGACGTGACAACGCACAATATTGGAGATGCTTGCCAAGGTATTTCTTACTCCGCTATTCGTGACTCGTTTTTCATCCTTATTTCATACACCGAGGTACGAGAATATTCAACCTCGTTCGAGCTTAAGAAAACTTTCACCGGCAATTATGGTGGTTATAATTATATTTCTGCCATGCCGGAGGAAAACAGCGTCCTAATCGGTAGTCGCGTATATGATATTGACGATAATGCTAACGCGTTGAAACCATGCGCACGTTGGGAAAGCGCGTCACCGTTTATCTGTATGACGTTCATTGGCGGATTCGCTTTAGCCTATGAGGGTGCTTTTACTGGCCTGTATCTTGGCACCCAGTATTTCAGTCGTGCCCGCTTGGACAAGCCAGTGACGAAGAACAGCAGGCAGACAATGAAAATCACTTACGATTTCAACATGCCCCCGATTGATTGGGAACATTGATGGAGACGGCATTATTATGCGCCATTCTCGGCAGTCAGACGGTGACTATTCTCGTGCAATGGGTGTTAAGCAAAATCGATGCGAAACGCAACCCGTTACGCGAGGGTGTGAAAGAACTCTTGTTTTGCAAGCTTAAACAGTTTGACGAACAGCGGGAACGTAACGGGTTCGTGCCCATCGCGGATAAGGAAACAGTCGAACGTGTCTACACTGCCTACCATGCTTTAGGCGGTAATGGTGTGGGCACTGAGATAACTAACAAGATTCGTACTTGCGCAAGCAGTAGGGAGGGAAAATGAAACAAAAGCCGAAACATAAGCGGTTTAAGCGGAGCATGGTCAGGCCGGTTGCCGGTTTGGCGTTGAGTGCGACTATTATGCTTTCGCCTAGCGTGGCGTTGGCGAACATGAATGGAGTGGACGTGAGCGGATGGCAACCCGCAAACATCACGCGCACCATTCCGGCTGATTTCGCTATCGTCAAGGCCACCGAGGGTGTGGACTTCACTAACACTTCGTGGGTTAGTCAGATTACTGGCGCTATCGAAACTGGCAAGCTTCATGGGTTGTACCATTATGCGAATGGTGGCAATCCGATTGCGGAAGCCGACTATTTCGTAAATACGGTCGGTTCCTATGTTGGCCGTTCCATGCTCGTGTTGGACTGGGAGAGCTACCGTAACGCGTCATGGGGTAACGGTAATTGGGTTCGCGATTGGGTGAATCGAGTGCATGAACGTACTAGTGTCTGGCCGGTGGTTTATGTGCAAGCGTCCGCCGTGTGGCAGATTCCGCAAGACGTGCGCCAACATTGCATGCTGTGGAAGGCTCAGTATGCGAGCAATGCCGTTACCGGCTATCAGTCTCAGCCGTGGAATGCTGGCAGTGCTGGCGAGGGCATGTTGCAATACACGTCTCATGGCATGTTGAATGGGTATGGTGGGTTCCTTGACCTTGACTTGTTCTTCGGTGACAAAACTGCTTGGGGTCGGATTGCTTGCGGTGAACGTAGTGGGTGCGTGCCTAATTCGTTTGCTAATACTGGCACCTCTACCACGGTGAAGCATGATACGCCGAACACTACGTCTAATGGTGATGTGAATCAGATGGCGAACGACGTTATCGCGGGCAGATACGGTAATGGTGCGACGCGTCGCGCACTCTTGGGCGGCTATTATGATTCGGTTATGAGGATTGTGAATAATCGTTTGGGATGCGGTACGGCTCAATCCTCTGCGCAATGCGTTTACGTCCAGTCTGGCGACACGTTGAGTTCGATTGCATCACGCTATGGTGGCAGTTGGAATGAGTGGACGGGCTACCGTAGCGGCAATCCGAACATCATTTATGCTGGTGAGCGTGTTTGCCGTCGCAGTTCTAGCGTTTCCACTGGGGGAGCACGCCGTTATACTGTGCGGTCTGGTGACACGTTGAGCGGTATCGCGTCACGATATAAGATTAACGTGGGTCAGATTAAGGGCTATCGTTCAGGCAATCCTAACGTGATTTACCCGGGTGAAACCTTGTATTGGTGATTGGAGTAAATTATGGACATTACTCAGGCTGAGACTATCGCGGTTGCTATCGTCGGTTTGGTTGCTCCCGTGTTCGTGCAGGTTGTTAAACCTATTCTGCCGGATAACATGACCGCCTTGTTTAGTCTCGCGGTCAGTATTGTGTTGGGCATGTTGGCTATCGCGGCGGTGGGCGGTTTTAATCACGGTTATACGTGTGGTGTACTGCTTGTTGCTGTGGTGGGTGTCTCTCAGACAGTTTACACTGCTGTCAATCAGGTGATGGGCGGCAAACTTGGTAAAACGTTCCTTGACGAAAATAAGTTGCCCTAGTATAATGTGAAGTGCTGAAAGTTTTGGCGATTGACTTTTAGTGCTGTCATTGATAAAGCCGCACGGGTTCATCTTCTTCCCCGTGCGGCTTCTCCTTTTTTAAATGGTTTTCAACCCGTCCCACGTTTGAACTGGAATGTTTTCAGGTCTGGCGAAACCTGACACGATTAATCCCAGTCGTTCGGCTTCCTTCACATTCTCATGTACCCACCCGTGGCAACCGGTTGTGCCTGACCCGCAGAGGGTTATGAGGTTTGGACTGGAATGCATTTCAGCGTATGGGTGCGAGCGTAGTCTACGGTGGTGGATGGAGTAGCCGAATGGTGTGTATCTCACGTCCCGCCCGCATCTCACGCACCGGTAGTGGTCGCGTTCCAACACGAGTTGACGTGTTTCTTCGGTCGGGTTTTTCTCTTTTGGCTTGCCTTCTTTCGCTAGCATTATTTCTCCGATTGCTCCATACAAAATTCTGCTAATTGCGCGAGTACAGTTCCAAACATGACGTAGCTGTCCTTGCTGAGGGTTGCGGCTTCACCAATCGTGTAGGTTTGTTTTTCATTATTGGTGGTGTAGCGTAGTTTTTCTTCCACCATTGAGTCGGCTAGTTCAACGCTGACATGCATGATAAATTCTGGCATTTTTTTCATTTTATTTCCTCCCTTGGTTGGAATAATATGACTTGTTCGCCTTCATCATCGAAAATGGTTGCAATGTACCCGTTGTCCACTGCTTTTCCTGCCGTGGCTACGGCTTGTCTGAATGTGTCGCATACATGTTCGGTACCGTTGAATTTTACTACATACATGTTTTATTCCTTTCGTTAGTTGTGTCCCGCCCTTGCGGGCGGGGCGGTTGTTTAAAGATATTTTATTTCTGCCTCGTAGACTGCGCACTGGTCTAATCCTTGATGCCATGTGAAATCGTCTACAAGACAGACTCGGCCGAACGTGAAATCTTCGTCGCGCTTGAGGATGTTGCGCATGTTTGCCAATTGGTTTTTAAATTCCACTGCTTCGCTGTGGAAATCGTAGACTTCTCCGGTTTCTTTTATTACGAGACGTTGTGTGCAGATGCGATAGCTGAGGTAGATGATTGCGGTGGTCATTTTGGTTTGTCCTTTCTTGTTTGGTTGGTAATTACATAATACACCACTTGGTTATGCGACACGCCGACGTTCGACAAACACGCCCCAGCACATAGGAATTTTCAGCGGCACCAACCGGGATACGCGATAGTCAGCGCCATAACGCACTTCAGCAAGCCGAGCAATAACCGCGTGCGCTCTCTCCCTTGCTTCGGCAATCCGCTTGTCATAGCCACGCTTGCGCTTCTGCCAACCGTCGCTAGTCCTCTCATATACCTCCCATACGACACCGTTTTCCGAATAATGAGACTGCACGCGATAATCGTAAGCGTCAACGTTCCTATATTTCACCATATCCCCCTTTTTAGTACATTTCCGCGATGTGTCGAGTGAACGCGCATACGCTGACTGCCGTCATATAGCCGCGTAATCCCGTCTTCCTCGCCATGAGAAGCCACACGGGGAAAGTGATGAATGGTGCGAGACACCAACCACATGTAGCGAGATTACGCAGACTGAAGGCTTGCAGTGCTTCGCGTCTCTGCCCCTTCGTTTCGTACTGCGTTTCGACTGTGTTGAGAGCGTCTAACCATACTCTGCGCGCATTCTTTAAGGACATGCCGAAACCGTCCGTTGTCTGGATGCAAGTATTGAGGTACCCGGCGACTAGTCCGGCCTGCACTGCCTTGTTCATTTCTTTGCTCCTTTGCGGTAGACGTAGAGTGCCGCCAACATGCACGCGACACCGATAATATTAATGAAGTTTATGTTTTCGTTCGCGGATAATACGATTCCGAAGAGAAAGAGTATCGCCACGAAGCCGTCGTTTTTGTTCATTGCTGGTTCCTTTCAATTGGTGCCCCGCCCTTGCGGGCGGGGCGGGGTGGTCATTCTCCGACGATTTCCGCAAACTTGTCAGTGAGCCACTTGAGGTATTCTT